CCCGGATTCAACTTGTAAGTGCAACGGCTGGTTTCGGGTCGGCTTGTTTTGATTGTAGCTTGGCCATCTCCTCGTCCCATACCTCGTTGGGCGTTTTGTATCCGAGGAGCTTCATGGGGGTGTCGTTGATCTCCCCGACGATCGCGTCGAGCTCGTCCTGCGTGAGATCCTCGAAACTGGTTCCCTTGGGCAGGTAGCGGCGGATCCTGCCGTTCCTGTTCTCGTTGCTGCCGCGCTGCCAGGAACCGTACGGGTCGGCGAAGTACGTGAGCATGCCCAGCGCCTCGTCCACCAGCATGTGCAGGGACGCCTCCGTGCCGTTGTCCCACGTGCGGTCGACGCGCGCGGCCGGCGGCATGCCCTTGAATATCTCGTACTCGGCCCTGGCCGTGGCGGACGCGCTCTTGTCGTCGACGAGCCGGGCGAACAGCCTGCGGCTCCTGCGCTCCACCTGCGTGTTCATGCAGCGCCTCGACGGCGCGGCGCCGACCACCGTGTCCGACTCGAAATGGCCGAACCCCTTCCTGGATCCGACCGCCTCGGGCCGGTCCGCGATGGGCACGCGCATCGGGATGCGCGGCCCTTTCGCCTTCCTGCCCTTTTTCCTCGTCCGGCGTTTCCTGCCGCGCGCCAGATACTGGCGCAGGTCCGGCGCCCGCTGCGGCTTGGCGTAGATCCACTGGTAGAGGCACTCGTGGCTGATCCGCATCGACGGGTCGCCGGCGTACTGGGCCTTCAACCGTCCCTCGATCAGTTCCGGGCTCCACCCCCTGCGCAGCGCGTCAAGCACCCAGGCGCGCAACGGGCCCGAATCCATGCGACGCGGTTTCCCGGACTCGCGCCGACGCCGGTCGGCCTTTCTCTGCGCGGCCAGCGCCGAATAGAACGGACCCGAGGTCCACGGCCCGGTCTTCAGCCGTTTCGGCCGGTAGGGCCGGTACGACCCGTTCTCGTTGGACGCGAACCACAGGCCGCGCCTCAGCTCGCGGCTCACGGTGGACTTGTCCCGGCCGATTTCCTCCGCGATCTTCCGGACGCCCGGATGCTGTTCGCAATGCAGCTTCTCGATCAGGATCCTCTCCTCGGACGACAGGTGCGAATACTGTTGACCCATGAGTGCGACACCTTCTTAAGTTAGAAACTTCGAACACTTCCAACCCTAGACAAGGTGTTGCACTTCTATTTAGAACCCGGGTCGGCCTCTCTGGCAACCCGTCGTATGGTAGAATCGAAGTAACGGGGATCCCACGCAACCGGCTCTTTAGACCGGAACATCAGTCGGGGGGTTATCCCCGTCTTTTCATTCCTTCAGATTGATGCGGTGAAATCCCTCGGAGTCGAACACCCACAGTTCTCTGATGCGCCGTTCATGCGCCAGATTGTAGGTTTCGAGCCTTCGCATGAGTTTCTCGGGCAGTTTCGCGTCTCCGAAGTCCAGCACGAACACGTCCTTGACGACGCCTTGTGCGGCGGCTCCGTTGGCCGCCTTGTTGATGCGGTCGGCCACGTTCCTGTACTTCAGGCCGGCCAGCGATTTCAGTTCCGCGTCGCATTCGTGGCTCAGCCAATGGAAGTCGTTGCTGGGCTTGCCGTCATGGCTTTTCGGTATCCACTCGTATTCCTCTCCCAAGCGCCTGAACTTCTCAAGGAACACGATTTCGTGCCGTTCGAGAATCTCCTGGCTCGGGTCGACGCCGACGGAGAGCTGGCGCCGGTACCAGGATTCCGCCGTGCCTTTGGTCTCTCCCTTCATTGACAGGAGCCTGACGGACTGCTCCCACGACATGGTCGGCGTCGGGTAGACGCCGTCCGTGAACGCCAGGGGATTGTTCCGGCGCATGCGCTTGAGCTTCTCCCGGTAGTCGCCGCCTTCCTTGCTGGCTTCCTGCCACATGGCGGTGAGCCGTTCGGGGTTGTATCCGGCGAGTGTCTGGCGGCCCCAGCTGGGGACGATCTGGCAGTCGCAGTCCCGGTGGTATTGCATCTCCAGACCTGCCGAGTCTTCGCTCAGGTAGGTGAAGCCCTGTGAGGCGAGCATGGTGCAGAACGCGCATGTCCTTGCTCCGCGCGGCACTCTGGCCCATCGTGGTTTCGACGGGTCGATGCGCATGTTGCGTTGGGTGGTCAGGCGTGCGGAGGCGTTGATCATGTCGGCGACGAATTGCATCGCGTCATCCGGGTTGCCCAGATCGGGCCACAGGTCGTCGATCGTGGCTCCCGCGCGTGACTGTCCGTTCTTGACCTGCGTGTAGGTCAGGCCGTTGTAGTCGGTGTTGTTGAAGCCGCCCTGCACCTGCCAGAGGGCGCGGTCGGGGTCGATGAGCTGTGTGTGGTCGAAGTCCTCAAGCTCTATGCCCGCGTATTCGCCTCACAGGCCGCGCACGGTGTCGTAGTATTCGTTCGCCAGCTGGGAGGCGTCGCGGGAGAAGTCGCGGATCGCGTCCTTGACGTTCAGGGGGTCGCGTTCGACCATGTTCTCGATGACGTCGGCCGCGCCCTCCCTGAGGTTGTCAAGGTCGGTCTGGTAGTCCCTGTACGCCTTGTCCAGCAGCGGCTGCAGTTCCGGCGGGGCTTTCGGATTCGCTGCCATCAGCCGTCTCCGTGTCCTGCGGATTCATCCGCTGCTGTTTGAGCTGGTCGATGTTCCGTTGGGCCTTCATCCGCTGCTGGTAGGCGCGGAACGATTGGAGCTCGCCGGCCGTGAGTCCGAGCTTGGCCAGTCCCACGTCGGAATCCGCCCAGTCGCCGTTCACGCCGGCGACCTTGGTGTAGTAGTCGGCTCTTGCCGCGTCGCTCACCTCGCGGGTCGGCGCCCACAGGGGGCGGATGCCGGTCAGGTCGGGCGGCTGCGGGCTGTTGTCGCGCAATTGCACGGCCATGCCCATGGCGTTGAGGAGCTGGCGGGAGAACATGCGGTTCTGCCGGTTCGCGGTGCGCGTCAGCTGGTTCTCGGCGGCGGCGAGCGCTTCGGCGCTGGTGGGGTTGGCCAGTCGTATGCCGAGTTGTTCGGGTGGGATGTCGGTTTCGGCCGAGGCGAGCATGGCGATGGTTTCGAGCATGTCGCCGTGGGGTTGCATCGATGCCTGGGAGACCTGTTTGAGTTCGGGGATGTCGCCGTTGATGTCGCGGCTGACCGCGTTGATGCTGCTGACGAGCGCGCTCCACGTGTCCTGTTGGAAGGATTCGCGGCTCAGGCCGAGGAACCAGATTTTGGGCACCGAGTAGAATTCGGCGGACGCTTCCATGCGGACCATGGTGCGCATGGCCATGTCGGTCAGGTTCATGAGGGCGCGGTTGATGCGTGAGCGGCCGAAGGGGCGGTCCATCTGCTTGTCGTAGACGATGGGCACCACGGCGACGCGGTCGAGCCGGTTGTATTGGGGTTCCGCGTCCCACCCGTATCCGGTTTTCATGCAGGCGTAGTTGCGGCCGGGCAGCCATGCGTTGAATGCGGTGATGTTGCCCCATTTGTCGCTGTCGGTGATGGTCAGCGCGGCTTTGATGCGGCGGCGGTCGTTGTCCCATTGTGCGGCGGACCAGTCGGCCGAGCGCGGGGTGATGAGGATGCGCTCGTTGTCGTCCGGGTCGTAGTCGATGGTCAGGAAGCTGCAGGAGTGCTTGTAGCAGCTGATGACGGCCTCGCTCATGTCGGTTTCGAGCTCGTTCATGCGCATGATCTCGTCGATGCCGTGGTTGTCGGCCCCGGCGGCGGTCTCGAATCCCTCGAACACGCTCTTGTCGGCGAGCGCGCGCACGCTTTTCTGTGGCCAGCCGACCACGACGCCGGCTTTCTGGGCGACGATGTTCGGGATGCTGATGCCGAGGTTGTTGAATCGTTGTTTGGCGTCGTAGAACGCGGAGCGTAGCAGGTTGCGGGGGTATTTGTTGCGCCAGAGTTCCAGTAGGCGGGTGATGTCGGCCATGTCGTTGTCGGGCACGTTGGCGATGTGTGTCACGGACGAGGAGCCGGTGGACAGGTAGGGGTTGCCGAAGCTGATGGATTGTTCGTTCATCCGATCATGACCTCCTGTACTCGGTCCGGGTCTCGTTTGGTTATGGTGGTGCCGTAGAGGGCGAGGGTGCATGCCACGAGCGGGCTTATGTCGATGTCGCTGCCCATCGGGTTCCATCCGACGGCGCCGGATTTGCCGATGCTGCGTGTGGTGGCGTTGGCCACGGCCGTGGCGAGCGCCGGTGCTTTGTCGTCCGGCAGGTGGGTGAGTTTGCCGTCTCTGAGCATGTCGAGGAATTTGCCGCAGGCGCGGCCCATGTCGCTGTAGTTGGTGACGATGACTTTCACGTGCCGGGCTTTGAGGTCGGCCAGCAGGCTCATGGCGGGTGATTGCGAGTCGATGGCCACGCTTGCTGTGCGCGGCCAGTGGTCGGCGATGTAGTCGACCGCCCATTGGGTGCCTTTGGATTGGGTGGACTCGAAGCGGCGCAGTTCGATGTGCGCGGTGCCGTCCCTGTGGTTGACGGCGCCGCCGATGGCCAGCGAGCTGCGGTCGGGTTTCATGTCGAGCGCGTAGCCGGTCAGTCCTTTGAGGTCGGGTGTGCCGGTGGCGGCTTTCGTCCATTGTTCGGGGTTGATGGCCCGATTGGTGGTGGTTTCGTCCCAGATGCCCAGTGCCTCGCGGCGGAAGCTGTCCTTGCCGAGCTGGCGTTGCATGCGCAGCATGCTGGTTTCGCTGGTGCGGCGCGGGTAGCTCGGGTTGGCTTTCCTCCATTGGGCGCGGTCGTCGCTGTCGGCGTCGCGGTCGGCGGAGAATTCCACGTAGAGCATGTCGTCCTCGCCGGCGAGCGCTTGGCGGCGGCGTTCCGTGAACGCTTCGCCGGGGTCGGCGGGGCGCGGTGGGGTGCCGATGTAGAGGACAAGCGCGTTGGGGCTGGTGTTGGTGGCGGGCACCATGTCGCTGATGGCCTGTTCGGTCAGGATCTGCGCTTCGTCGAACACGATGATGTCTACGGCGTCGTTGCCTCGGGCGAATCCCTGGGCTCGTGCGCCGAATAGTATCTTGCTGCCGTTGGCGAAGGTGATTTCCTGCATGCCGTTGCCGCCGCGCACGCCGTCGGTGCGGCCGGAGTGGTCGAGGTATCCGATGAGCGCGGGGTTGCGTACCAGGGTGCGCACGTGGTCGAACGTGTTGCTGTTGGTGCGGTTGTGGTGCGCGGTCCAGATGACGGTCAGGTTCGGGATGAGCGTGCACAGGATGACCACGAGGCTGGAGACGGTGAAGGTCTTGCCGGTCTGGCGGCAGATGCTCAACACCACGCCGCCGACGGAGGCGGCGAACGTGCCGTCGGTCCTTCGGCCGAGGATGAGCGTCAGCAGTCCCTGCTGCCAGCGGTCGTAGCGGATGCCGCATGCTTTGGCCCTTTTGTTGACCTTGGGGAACATGCTGGTGACGATGCCGGAGGGCATGACGATGTGGCGTGCGACCTCAGATAGCTTCGGGTCGGAATTCTCCGTCATCGTCGTCGTCCTCCGGATCTTCTTGCGTCGTCATGCCTTGTGCGGGGTTGCCTTCGAGCCGTTCGATTTCGCGGGTCAGGGCGAGCAGCTGCTTGCTGATGTCGGTCAGGCTGCCCGGCGGGGTGCCGGCGCTGAACATGGCTTCCTTGAGCCGGGCCTGCGTGCGTTTGAGCACGCTCACGTAGTCCTCGGGCCCGTCGTTCATCATCGCCTCGAAATCGGCGGCGGTGAGGGCGTCCATCGCCTCGGGCTCATGTTCCACGTCCCCGGCCGGGGCGGGAGGCGTGGTGACGCGGCTCATGCGCTTGGCCCTGCGGTAGGCGCGCTGCTTGCATTTGGCCAACAGTATTTCGCTTTCTTTCCGCGGCCGGACGGGGTGAACGGCTGGCCGCATTCCTCGCAGATCACCGCGCTCACCTCCAAAAAACGTAACGGGATAACGTAACGGCCGTCCAAGGCGTTACGTTTTGACATGCCGGGGAGATATCGGCCCTGCGCCCGAGGGGGCTTCGACCGGGGCGGATGGGTCTCCTCCCCACGTCACCAGTCGCCGCTCGTGGTCAACGGCATCGAGGTGGCTCTCAGGTCGGCCGTGTGCCCTTGTTCGAATGTTTGTTTGATGTGTTCGCGCGCCCATTCGACGCTGTGGTTGGAGCGGATGCGGTTGCACCAGCGGTGCGCGAGCCGGCAGTTGTTGAACAGGTAGGGCGAGCCGCCCTTGCTGACCGGGATGATCTCGTCCACCTCGGGCGAGCCCGGCAATCCCGGCGGCAATGATTTGTCCACGGGCCTGCCGCACAGGTGGCATGTGTCGTAGGCCGCCAGCACGCGGGCCACGACCTGCTGGCGTCGCCAGCCGTTGGCATGACGCCGGTTGCCACGCCGTCCGCTCATGACCCGGCCTTGTCGCACGACCGCTGCCAGGCGTCCACGAACGCCTGCACGGCCCGGCGCATGACGGGTTCGAGGGGGTCGACCACGAGATGGCCGGCCGGGGTGACGCTCACGGGCACGGGCAGGGCCTCGATGTCGCCGAGGGTGTTCCCCTTGCACGTGATCCGCAGGCTGATGGTTGGCATGCCTGGCATTGTCATGGCGTCATCGCCTCACAATCAAATGAAAAGAGTGGCGGGGCGAACATCACCGGCGCTTTGGACGTGCCGGCGGAGTACTCTCGCCCCATGCAATGCGGTCAGATACGCGAAAACCCAGCCACGTGAGCTGGGTTTTTCGACACTTCTGCCACTGCAATCATCGGTGACAGTCGGTCATTTGTCAAGTTCGTCGGATGGTTTGGCCTCCTCGCCCGGCAGCTCGTCCACGGGTTCGCCGCTGATGGCGAGCCTGTAGACGCTGCTGTAGGTGATGCCCTCCGGGGTGACATCGAGCTTGCCACGTTTGCGCCACACGTTGACGGTGTTGCGTTTGAGCGTGATCCCCGCAACCGTGAACGCTTTGGCTATCTCGGCCGCAGAGCCACGCCGGCTGTCATCCCAGCACAGTGTCTTGAGTCGCCTGAGTTTGACGGTCTGCGCTCGCTGTTCCCTCCCGCACACGGGACACGTGACCCACTGGTCTGCCGCGCCTGCGGCTAGCATGGTCCCGCACAGTTCGCAGGTGCCGATCTCGCGGCGGCGTTGTGCAGGCGGGTCCAACGCGGCATCGACTTTGCGGGCGATGCCGTCGATGACGTGCATGTAGAGGCCGGCGTCGCCAAACGTGGCGAGCTTGGGGTGGCCGGCGCATTTGATGAGCGTGGCCTTCAGGTCTTCCGTTCGTGGATCCCTGCGCCAGTCAAGGGCGTCGATGCCGTCGAGGCAACGCCAGAGTTCGCGTGCGGTGCTGTCGAGCATGTCGATGAGGTCGAGCACGTCCAGCCTGATAGGCGTGGGCGGCGTGGCCGTCTGGATGCGCACGGGCGCATGCCCGCCCGGATGCAATGTCGCGTCGAGGCTGTCATGCAATGGCGTGACGCCACGCGCCAGGCGCAGCAGCATGCCGGCGAATCTCAGCTCGCACGGCGCGCACAGTGTCCATCCGTCATCGATATTGGCGGCACAATTCTGGCAATCCATCGAAACCCCTCCACGTCGGCTAAAATGGTTTTTGCAGACATGCCCTCCGCTCCGGTGGAGGGTTTCGTTTATTCCCGTGGAATGTCGAACGTGGGTTCGATGAACTCCACCTTCCTCGGCGGTGCTGGCGGCTTGCCTTGTGATTGGATGATGGCGACGACCTCACGCAACGGGATGCCGAGCTGGCCGGAAATCTCGAGCGTCGTGTTTTGGTCGCGCATCATACGAAGCACTTTGTCGCGTTGTTCCTGGCTGGTCATTCCCTGACTCCTCCCGTGTGCGGGTCAATCAAATCGCATGACATGGCATCTATGCGCTCGCCGGTCTTGGCTTCGATGCACAGGCGGCGCACATCGCCGGTGGTTTCGACTTTCTGAACGATGGTCTGTTCCAGCGTCGGGTTCGCAACCGCGTAGGCGGTGAGGCCGATGACGGCCAGCACCATCGCGACGATGACGGCGATGGCGATGGCGATGGCGAAGATGAGCCCGATGGTGGATTCCACCGACCAGCTTCCGCGCTTCATCGCGTGCCTCCGAGCACGCTAATGTAAAAATCGGTGGTGATTAATGTAATTTCTTTCATCTTGTCTCCTTGAGCACGTTGATGGAGCGGAAGAGTTCGGTGTTGAGTGTGGGGTTGCCGTTGGCGTCCGGTTTGATGACGGTCGTGAGGTTGTCCGCGTCCTGGAGGATCCACCAGCCGTTTTGGGGGAAGTAGGAAAGGTAGCCGTCCAGTGTCTGGCCGCTCTTCGTGATGGCGACGAACCGGTGCAGGAACAGTTCGCTCGGTGTTGAGTGCTTCCAGTCGATGCTTTCGCTCACGTTCATTCTTCCGTCTCCTGTTCGTAGAAGTCTTTGGGTGTGACGGTCACGCTGATCTGGCATCCGGCGGCGAGCGCCGCGTCGATGATGTCGGTGAGGGTTGTGTTCTCGTTCATTGTTGTTCCTTCGTTTTCATGGCGTTGACGGCTGCGAGCGCCTTTTTGGCCGCGTGCAGCCATGCCTGTTTGGAGACTTCGCTGACGGCGTCCCAGTTGGTGGGGCCGGGTGTGCCCTCGAAGAACCCTCGAGCGCAGGTCTCGATCTCCTCGTCCGTGGGCTCGTCCGAGTTGAGTTCGTTTTCGATGCGGATGGCCAGGTTGAGCGCCGCGTCATAGCCCGTCTGATAGCCCAGCACAAAAGATTCGGCGGCTGACTCGTTGCCCAGCCCCGCGTCGGCGAGCGCCGTGAGGGCCTGTTGGATGAGGTCACTCATCGTCGTCCTCCACGATGGTCGGCTCGCCACTGGTCTCGTACATGGTCTTGGCCACCGCCCTGAGGTTCCGGTTGGCCGTATCGGAGTATTGGCCGAAGTGCAGGATGCTCACGCCTTCCAACTCGAACAGGCGCTCGCGAGCGCCTGTTCGAGTTGGTCTTGTGTGAAGATTCGTGCCATGTAGCTCATATGGTGCTACTTTCGTCGCGAGCGCCGGGGTTGCCATGAGGGTGAGGTAGTGGCGGTATTCCGCGATGTCCCTGTTCAGACAGTCGTGGACTCGGTGCGTGGGCTTCGCCCGGTACGTGTAGGGGTCTTGGCCGAGGGTCTTGGCGGTGAGGCGCAGTGTGGTCACGTCGAGGGCCCGGTAGGACAGCAGGCTATCGATGGGCGATGAATCGAATACGCGGGCCTTGGCGCAGAATCTGAGGATCATGGGCAAATCGAAGTGTTGGATGTTCGTGCCTGCGGGATGCAAGGTGTACATGCCGGCCATGTCCCCGATGAACCTTGTGGCTTCCCGTGCGATTGCCTCGGGCGAGCAGTGGACGGGGTCGCTGGTCTCGCATTGGGCGAGCAGGCCGTTGTTCAGGTGCAGGTCCAGGGCGGGCAGTTGCGCGGTGAGCATGGTCTCTCGGCTGATGTGGATGATCGCTTCGAGGCGCGCGTGCTCGCGGGTTGCGTCCATGCTGGTGCAGCGCAGGCCGATTTCGAGTATCGAACATCTGTTCGTGTCGAGGCCGGTGGTTTCCACGTCCATCCACAGCAAAGCGTCTGGTTTTTCGGGGCTCATAGTTCCTCCCCGTGGTCGACGAGCGCATCGGCGATGGCTTCGCGGATGATCCGGTGTTCGGCGAGGGTGAAGCCTTGGGGGATGATGATGGTTCTGGTGCCTACGGGTGTGTCGGGTGGGATGAGCATGGTCACGCTGGTGGAGTCGTCGCGTAGCGTGAAGTCCACGTTGTCGATGACGCCGGTCATGCAGGCCGTGTTGTAGGTGTTGGGGTTGGTCATTGTTGGTTCCTTTCGTGTTCGATGAGGCGGTCGAGGCAGGTGAGAGCCGAATCGGGGATGGCGGGATCGTTGGCGAGGGTGTCGAGGATGGCGTGTTGTTGGCGTGTCCATGCGATCTTCTCGTCGCAGTCGATGACGCGGCAGAGGTACCATCGGGCTTTTTCGAGGTCTTCGACGGGTCGGCCCTTGCTGTGGTGGCGCCAGAGGTATTTGATGGCGTTGCCGAGGCAGAAGCTGGTGTCGGCGGTGAGGTCGATGCACTCCATGCCCGGGTGCGAGCGTGTGTAGTGGTTTGGTGAGTTGACGGGGTCGTTGGCCCATGTGGTGTGCATGCTTACCAGTCCTTTTCGAGTGCCTGGCAGTCGGGGCAGATGGATGACGTGGTGTCGGTGAGCGGTGCGCCGCAGATCGCGCAGATGGTCGGATCGTTGGCCGGTTCGGGTCGGTGGGTGGCCTTTCGGAGACGTCGGATGAGTTCGATGACGGGGTTGGGGCGGTTCGGGGTTGCTGTGTGGGCGTTCATTCGTTGCCTTTCTTGATGTTGATGTGGGTGGGGAGGTCTTCGGGTGGCGGGCATGAATGCCATTGGCCGTCGGTGTCGAGCAGTATCCAGCCGCGCCGGCAGCTGTACACGGGCACTTGGCTTGGCTCGGGGTCGTAGCTTTTGAGCAGGTAGCCCAATGCTCGGGCTTGTTCGGGGTGTTGGTGTATCCATCCGTGGCATCCGGTGCTGTTGTCCGTGCCGCACACGTCGATGACGTTCGATGGCGCGTGCCGTTCGGGGTCGCCGTATGTCTGGCTGCGGCGTTTCCTGTGGTGGTGGCTCATGCCGGGCCAGTTTCCCGCACGCAGGTATCGGTCGCACACGATGCACCGGTTGGACTCGCGGCCTTCCACGAGGCGCAGGGTCTCGGATGTGGGCTGGTCGCTCATGCCTGGCTCCTTTCGTTGATTTCCTTGACGAGCCTTGCGGCCACGGTCTCCGGCTCTTCGCCGGTTTTGACGTGGGCCCAGAACGTTTGTTCGACGCTGTCCGTCCACGTGCCGGCGGGTACTTGGCTGATGGCGTGCTGGTTGAGCCATTGGCGGGTGATGCCGCCCCATTCGGTGCGGATGGGTTTGCTGCGCAGGTGGTCGACGTATTGGCCGTTGCGTAGCCATCGGCTCATTTTGGGCGCGTATCGGGGTTGGTCCACGGTTTTGGCGTAGCTGATGACGGCGCCGATGAGGTCTTTGGGCTGGCATGGCGGCAGGCCGCCCAGGCCTTGGGTGGCGGCGTGGAACGCGGTTTCGGCTTCCTTGCGGCTGCCGGTGTGGCTTGGGTAGGCGTTCCACGCCGTGGTGAACGGATCGGCGAGCATCCGGTCTTCGAGCTGGGCCAGGGTCACCCGGTTCGGTTCTGCTTCGGTTTTCGGCGCGGAGGGGTTAGGGGAGGAAATAGGTATGGTTTGGTTAGGTATGGTAGTGCTTGCGTTTTGCTTCCCTGATGTTGAAGCAGTCTGCTTCGCGTCTGCTTCGTTCTGCTTCACGTTGGTTGAAGCAGTCTGCTTCGTTTCATCGGAAGCGTTCTGCTTCGCCTTTGCTTCGGCTTTCGCTTGTCTTGCAAGGCCTGATGCTTTTCCTCCCGCATGTCCGGCGTTGACTTTCTTGTTGTGAAGTTCGGCCGCTTCCTCCGGGGTCAATGGCTTTTTCTGGTTCTTGAAGCTTCCGAACACGGCCAATCCGCGACGGGTCACGACCGTGTACACGCCCTCGGACACTTCTTCGAAGAGCCCGTTTGCCACGAGTTCGCGCACGAGACGCAACGTTCCGCCCACGTTCTTGACCCTTTTCAGGTCGAAAGTGCCGTCGAACTCATCGGGTCTCGTGTACATCTGGTGGTCGCACCACGTCACCATCGTCACGTACAGGCCGCGCGCGGCCATGCCGCTGTCCTGCACGTTCGGGTCGAACGCGAAGGTGCTGTCGACACTCACCGACATGACACACCTCCCAACCGTGCGATAATTGACGCATGAGCAACGAGGGAAAAACCCGGTACAGCATGTGCGTCTCCATCGATTTCGAACAGCTCACCTATGGCGAGCTGCGTCGTTTCGTGGAACTTACCGCAGACCGCGCGGACGATGAGTTCGTCCCTCTCGACGAGCGCAGCGGAGAGGCCACGGGCTTCATGGATTACATCGACGCCGAACGCATCAATCCCGCCCGTTCGGACGAATCCGAGGAATAGCGAACGCCTTCCCCTTCCAAGAGCCACGCCGCAAGGCGTGGCTCTTTTGCTTGGCATGGGATTCCACGTCATAATCACTCCGCCTCTTCGTCCTCACCGGGCAGATATTCTCCGTTGAGTGCCTTGTTTTCCTCGTCGCTGGTGGGGTATCCGAGGTCTGCGAGCGTGTGGTAGTAGGCTTGGGCGAGGGTGATGTCGTCCTTGTCGGCCCATGTGCCGGGTTTGATGAGTGCTTCGATCTGGGCGCACAGGATGAGCAGGAGCTCCCTGTTCGCGGCTCCCTCGACGTGCTGGCGGCGATGCAGTTCCGTGAGGTTCTGTTCGCGCCACAGCCCCCTATCGCTCGTGTCGTCGTATGGCAGCGGCGTGGCGGCGAGCAGGTTGTATGCGTCGAGCACGTGGTCGAGGTTGTTCCATTCGGCCCCTGCGATCAGGCCGCCGCATAGGTTGGTGCCGGTCAGGGCGAGCAGGCTCAGACGGGTGTTGGCCTTGCGCAGTTGGCCGCCGTTGAATCCGGCGGCATGCGTTTTGACCCACTCGGCGCGCAAGCCGCGTGCCAGGGCGTCGAAGTCCTGGCGTTTGACCGAGAGCGCCCGGTCTTCCGCGTTCCTTCGCTCCCGCTGCTCGCTGTCGGCGTCTCGCTTGGCGATCTCCTCGGGAGACATCTGCGGGAAGCACAATACGTTGCGCTCGGAGAATCAGATCACCGGCTCGCCGTACGGGTTCTTCTCGCGCCACTGCCCATACCATTGCTTGAACTCGTCGGGCTCGCCGCTCCACGTGTTGTAATACCGGTAGCCCGCCGGAGTCGTCCATATAGACGGCCCGGGATCCACGACCAGGCCCAGGCCGTCAAGCACTTGACGCATACGCTTCTGCCAGTCCTCGACGCGCATACGGCTTCGCAGCTGGCCGCGCTTCCAATCCCAATTGTTGGTGCCCGCCATCGAGGCCAACTCAGCCATCATGTCGGGCCGGTCCTCGAACTCGGCCAGATCATCCAGCTGGGAGAGCGACAGCTGGGCGAACGAATTCGACTTGGCACGCACATCGGTGGGGATACGCGCGATCCTCAAACGGCCACGCACGAATGACTCGCTACGCCCCGTCTTCGAAGCCAGCTCACCCACGTTCGCACCAAGGTCAAGCAACCCCTGATACCCGTCAGCCTCCTCCAACGGCGTCAAATCGGAACGCTGGCAATTCTCCACCAGCATCAGCCCACGCTCCGTGCGAGCATCCAACTCACGGATGACGCACGGCACGGACTCCAAACCAGCCAACTTGCACGCCGCCAAACGACGATGACCAATCACCACACGGTAACAGCGCTCGCTGTGTTCCTCGTAGTCGGGGGTGACCACGAGCGCCTGCTGCAACCCCTGCTCCTTGATGCTGTCGGCGAGTTCGGTGACATCGCCCACGTCCTTGCGGGGATTGTTCGGGTTCGGGATGAGATTCTTTACGTTGATGTCAATGATGCTGATAGCCACTGAATCGGGTCACTGCTCCTTGATCGATAGATTCTGGTGCGCGGGCAGGTGCGGCATGCGCTTCCTGCGCCGGCGTTGGCGCTCATGCTCCAGTTGCTGGCGTCCGTGCTTGCGTTTTGCCATGGTTCACCCCTCCTTGATCTCACCGGTATCCGGATCCACACCAGACGTGGGCAAATCACGCCACGGATCCAACAAACTGCGCTCGATATCCGCCTTCACCACGCGTTCGCGGGCCTCGACCGGATAGTTGATGAGGTCGTTGACCGCGTTGGCGGCGTCGAAGATGTGCTGCGAGAGATCGCAGGCGTCGTACAGGGCGTCGGTGATGGGGTCGATGTTCTTGCATTTTTCGATGTATTCGTCCTTGGTGGCCAGGTCGAGCATCTTGCTGGCCGCGATGCGGAACGCGGCCGCGGCGTCCTTCATGCGTGATGCCTTGGCTGTCAGGGCGAGCAGCATGAGCGGCGTGATCTCGTCGGGAATCAGCGCATCCTGCACGCCATCGGTCTTTTTCTTGCGCGACATTGAATCTCCTTAGAATTCGGGGTCGGAATCGTTTGATGGGAAATCGTTGGAAGCGCCGAACGCGGCGCCGGGAGAGGCGGGTGCCGTCTGAGCCCACGGGTCGCCTTCCGGCATGCCGGGGTTCTGGGCTGGGGAGCCGTTCTGCCAGCCTTGTTGCTGGTTGGCGGGTTTGGCCGGGTCCCCATAGGTCGAGCCACCGGAATAGCCGCGACCGGATTGGACACGGTTGACGGCGGCGGTCGCATACCTCAATGAGGGGCCTACCTCGTCGACGGTCATGTCGATGACCGTGCGCTGGGAGCCGTCCTGCGCCTGGTAGGAGCGCTGCTGCAACCTGCCCGTGGCGATCACGCGCATGCCCTTGGACAGGGACTGCGCGCAATGGTTGGCCAGATCACGCCACGCGCTGCAGCGCAGGAACAACGCCTGCCCGTCCTCGTACTGGTTGGTCTGGCGGTTCCAGATTCTCGGTGTGGACGCGATGGTGAACCCGCAGACGACGGCGCCGCTGGCGATGGTGCGCAGCTCGGGGTCGGCGGTCAGGTTGCCGACGATCGTGATGACTGTCTCGCCCGCCATGTTCATGCCTCCTTCGAATCGTTCGACGGCTTGCGTTTCCACAGGCACACCGCCGATATCGTGCGCCGGTCACGGTCGACCACCACGTCGCCGAACCGGGGCGGCAATATGGTCAGCGGCCATGCGTCCGCGCGATTCAGATGCTGGATGACCTCGAGCAGGCTGTCCAATAGTTCGCCGGCGCCCATGCGCATGCCCGCGGCGTCGAGCGGCCATTCGAACAGGCTTTCGCCTTCCTCCCGATAGTCGTAATCATCCGGCTGGCTTGTCATCGATGCTCCTTCGCTCACGCGGCGACCGTCTGCTGCTGGAGACCGTTGCGCTCTCCCCATGCGATCACCTCCCTGACCGGGTAGACGACGCGGCGGGTATCGCGTTTGCGGTGCTCGCGTTTGCCGCCGAGTTTCACGAACCTCGGCCCCTCGCCCCGGTATCTCCACACGCCGAGCGTGCCCACGGTGGGAGACCCCCCGAAATAGGCGCTCACCTTGTCGGCCTTCCAATAGGCGACGCCGTCCTGGATGATGTCGGGCGGAATCATGGCGCTCATGGTGGTATCCTTTCTCCTGTAGCTTTTGCTTCGCCCACGTTGCCGCGTGGGCTTTTTCTTTCCCCGAAGGGCGTGGACCGTGCCGAATCGAACGGCTTCCCGCTGTTTGCCGCGCGTACATGACACCGCGCGATCTCCAACGGGGGCGAACCTGCCGGCCCTCATGCGCCACACCCGCTGGGGGAACAGGGCGCGGCGCGATGGTGTTAGCGACTGTTCTTGTCGATTGCCGGAGTAAGGAAAGAACAGGAACCCCGGCAAGCCTGTTATTCGTCGGCTCCCGCCTCGCTCAAAACAAGACACAGGAGCCTGAGGGGCACGAAAACGAATCCAGTGAGCGCGGCCAGACCGTTTTCGATGGGGTGCGCGCAACCGGCGTGCGACATCACCCAGCCGATGCAGCAGGCGAACACGATGGCCCAGAAAACCAGCCGGAACATGAAGCCACGAGATAATTCGTCGGGCTCGGACCTCCTGTAGCCGCTCGCGTGCTGGCCGGAATCCTCGGCGTTCATCATTCCGCCTCCGCATCGAGGATTCGACGGGCCAGGGCCACGAGCTCGCTGTGCGGGCCGCGCCACACCGCGTCCGTGATGCCCATGCCGCCCAGACGCAATTCATCGATGCCCTGGCTGAGAGCCTGATAGGAGAGGGGGCGGTTCTCATCCTCAGGGTTCGCGATGGTGAGTTTCTCGCTCATTGGTTTTTCTTCCTTTTATGTGTTGGCTCACCTCCCCTAAGCTGGATATTGCCTAACTACCAGCAATGAGAGGAGGTGAAGAATAATGACGTATCGACTCGTGTTTGAGACGACCGCCGATAAGCGACGGTTTGTCGATTTAGCGGGAGAAGAGTATCCGTCGAAGATTCTCGATGAATTGGAGAGCGCCGCCGCGTCGGGTGGCGTGGTCTCGGTCCGGGGTCGGGCTCTCGGTGTCCCCGAGGGATCTCTTATCTATCTCAATCCGCGTGCCGCCCTGTGGGGGTCGCTGGTTGAGATCGACGACTGACTCCGGCATGGCGGCGGCGCGGACGGAAGGATATTCGCCGGTCCGCTGCATGCTCATGCTGATTTCATGGTCGAGCTGTTTGGCGATGGCATCTCGCGCGTCAATAAGGTCGCTTGCCGACTGGGGATAACCGATGATGAGAACGATGCTCCCGAGCCCGTATCTCAGGACTTTGAAACCGTCTCCTTCTTCAATGTGAGTGTTGATGGTTCCCATCACGCCGCCTCCTTGCCTACGAGCTTGAGTGAGACAATGAGGACACCCACGCAAAGAAGGGAGGTGATTACATGGCGCAATGGAATATCCGTTTTAACGACGAGCTGATTGGACCGTTCGACGACGCCGAAACGCAGGCGATATCCCAGAAGCTCACCACGTCGACAAGGACGCAGGGAGGGGTCGTCTTCAGTGGCAAGCTCGCGGATTCCGGGAACGACGTAACTGCATACTGGACGCCCGGATGCCCCATCAGCTTCGAACAGATCTGAGAACGGGCCGTGACCACGCCCCTGCGCTTGTACCGCAGGGGCGTGGTCATGCAGTACCTCGCGTACAGCACTCTTAATCAAGATGAGCAGCTGGGAATGGGAGCGCACGAAGTCGTCCACGCTCATCGGTTCGTCATGGTTGTCCATCGTCGCCTCGCGGACGGCTTTCTTCATGGCGTCGTACTGTCCTGGAGCCCACTTGATGAATTCATCGGCGGATTGAGGGACGAGGAACTTAACATCATTCAGGCCACTCATTACGCCACCTCTCCTTCGGCGAGCGCAGGAATAGCGATGCTGGGAGATATGAGGTCACTCGCAGCTACAGCAAAATGCTTAGCAATTTGTTCTATTTCCTCCAAGGTGAAGGGGGATTTGTTCAGTAGGCGTCGCTTGAGTGTGGACAGTGGAATCTTCGTTGCGCCCGCGAGCGCTTCGATGCTTTCACGGCGAGAGCCAAACAGCGCACGAATATTCGACACTGCAAGTTTGTTGAGACTTAAGTAGTTCATGTGAACTATTTATAGTTCAAGGAAACTACTCGTGCCAATTTCTGGACTATTTGGCGTGTCGGTGGAATAATCTAGTTCATGAAGAATATTTCGACTTTCGGTAAAGCAATGGCGCAGGTCATGAAAGGGCGTATGGCATTTCATGGTGTAACGCAAGCGGAAATGGCTGAGGCAATTCAGCTCAGTCAATCGCAGCTGTCGAAGATACTAAGGGCCGAGAGAACCATTGATCTCGAATCTTTCGAAGCATTCTGCGAAGCACTGGATGAAAATGCAGCAGATCTCGTTAAAGCCGGGGAGTCGATAGCCAAAAGAGTTCAGAACAACTCACCAGAGTCATTCGTGCCGGCAGCAACTCTTGTATTTGTCGAAGGCGACGAACGCCTAGCGAAGCCGAAGCCTGCGCTTGCCGGCGAGCGCTTTGTTGATGATGATGAGCGCGTGCGCATGACACTCGAAAAACTGCATCGCGGAGACGTGGACATCGTCGCCCTAGAAGATGAGCATAAATTCGATGGTGATGGGGACGAACCCGCGTAAATGGGTGATTGATCTCTTTGATTCTGTTTATAGTGGGGATTCATGAGGACAAGAACTGTGATATCGGCCATTGACCTGTTTTGCGGCACGGGAGGATTGTCGCTCGGTCTGAAACAGGGCGGCGTGCGTGTCGTTGCGGGGATAGACAACGCGGCTTCCTGCGCCTACCCATATGAGGAGAACATCAAGGCCAAATTCGTGCGGAAAAGCGTTCGTGAGGTCACGGGCGATGAATTGAAGCGACTGTGGGGCCGTTCCAGTGTCCGTCTGCTTGCCGGATGTGCGCCATGTCAGCCATTCTCGTCGCAACGGCGTGGAGTGGACACGTCGCAGGAACAGTCATGGCCGTTGCTTCTGGAGTTCGGGCGTCTTGTCAGGGAAACGACCCCAGACTACGTCACCATGGAAAACGTGCCCAGACTCCAGAAATCCGAGGTCTTCGAGGAATTCGTGTCGATCCTTCGGGAAACGGGATATCAGGTCGCCCATTCCGTGCTATTCGGCCCCGACTACGGTCTGCCTCAACGGCGCAGAAGGCTTGTGCTGCTCGCCGGACGGGGAACAGACGTCCCTATCCCATCCCCGACAGTCGACAAGGACTCATACAGAACCGTCTCCGATGCGATTCAGGATCTCCCGCCATTGTCCGCCGGAGAGCATGATCCGGACGACCGGCTGCATTTCGCCCGTAATCTCACTCCATTGAACCTCCGGCGGATACAAGCCTCCGAGCCGGGAGGCACATGGAAGGACTGGCCGGAAGAGCTTCTGCTGGAATGCCAGAAAAAAACGACCGGGTCCACGTTCAAATCGTTTTATGGACGTATGGAATGGGACAAACCCTCACCGACCATCACTACGCAGTCCTACAATCCCGGCACCGGGCGATTCACCCACCCCGAGCAGGACAGGACGCTGACTCTCCGCGAGGCGTCACGCCTGCAGGGATTCCCGGACTCGTTCATGTTCACGAAGCCGGGAGAGCCCATCACGTTCACCAACGTCGGGCGGCTTATCGGCAACGCGGTGCCTCCCGTGTTCGGCAAGGCAATCGCACGCCAGATCGTCGCAGTGGAAAAGGAAAAGAGGAATCAGGATAATGAATGATAAATACACGCTGACCGTCGACATCGCCACGGTGGATTCCCTGGGCAGGAACCTGTATTCGAACGCGGCAGCAGTGCTGTCGGAGTTCGTCGCCAACGCATGGGATGCAGACGCCACCCGCGTTGAGATCCAGTTCGATCCGAATAATTCCATCTCGATCTTGGACAACGGGTGCGGCATGACCGACGGGGAACTCAACTCACGGTTCCTGACAGTGGGATACCGGAAAAGAGTCGTGGAAGGCATGGCTTCGCCCAGATTCAAGCGTCCCTACATGGGACGGAAGGGCATTGGCAAACTGTCCGCGTTCTCCCTCGCGGACAAGATGGTCGTTTCCTCGAGAAAACAGGATGGCCCGTCTCACGGGTTCACCATCGACGCGAAGGAAATGGAGAAGAGTATCCGCAACACCGATCCCGCAGGAAGGGAGTACCACCCGGAACCGCTGGCCGACGCCGCCGCGGAATTCGGCGACCGTGCCAACGGGACGAAAATTGTTCTTTCCGATCTGAGGGTGAAACGGGTATCCATTACCGAACGGGCCCTGCGCCGGAGGCTGGCGAGGCGTTTCGACGTCCTCGGCCTTGCGAACCTGCCCGAGGATCAGGGAAGATTCGTCATAGAAATCAACGGTGAGCCGGTCACGTACGAGGATCGCGGCGATCTCCAGAAACTGCAGTACATATGGTATCTGGGGGATTACGAACTGCCGGACGGAGTGCAGGTGTCCGCCGAAGCCGAAAACCGCATCAAAGACACAAGTATCCCGGGGCATGATGACTGGCGTATCTCCGGATGGATAGGAAGCGTTGCCAAGCCCGCCGACAGGGTGTTCGAAGCCGACGACGAGAGCATGAAGAACATCATAGTTCTCGCGAGAAAGAGGCCGATCCAAGAGGGACTATTGGATCACCTCGATTTTGACAAGCATTTCGCAAGCTATGTCACCGGTCAGATCCAAGCCGACTTCCTGGACCAGGATGATCAGGAGGACATTGCCACGTCGGACAGGCAGAGACTAGTCGAGGACGATGAGCGGGTCCGCGCGTTCAATGCGAAGATGAAGGACATATTCAACGCGGCATCGGACAAGTGGTCGGAATTGAGGAGCGATACAACCACCAAAGCCCTTTATGAGAGCGTTCCTGAGGTCAGGGAATGGATTACCTCGCTTCCGTCGGATCGCAGGAGACCCGCACAGAAGATGATTTCGCGAATATCCAGCATTGACGGCCTGAATGACGACGACCGCAATTCCCTGTATCAGTCGTCAATCGCCGCCTTCTACAAACTGCAGCAGAACGATGAGATAGACAAGCTCAAAGACGTTGACACGATGAGTGAGGCGCAGCTATTCACCATACTGTCCTCGTATGCCAGATTTGAGGAACTGGAGTATGGCCAAATAATCAGGACGAGGCTTTCCGTCATCGGCAAGCTGGAAGATCTGTTGGACCACAATGAACTCGAAAACAGGACTAGGGATTTCATCGCGGAAAACCCATGGCTTTTGGATCCGTCATGGGAGCGTGCGACGGAAGACCTCGTCAAGGAACAGTCCTTCAAAAGGATAGCGAAGGAACAATTCAATCTGGATTTCAGCGACGACGCCGCCGACGACCGGCTCGACATCAAATACCTGGACGGAGGCGGACGACAAGTCATCGTCGAGTTCAAACGATACGGAAGGAAGGTGAAGATAAGCGAACTGACGCTGCAAATTGAGAAATATGCTCGGGCAATGACGCGGCTGTTGCAGCAAGCTGACGCGCGGGCTGGTTCTGGCTCGCATGCGTACACGAACGATTCAGGAATTGACGCAAGAGTCAATGTGATAATCATTGTCAAGCACGTGTACAGCGACATAAAAGACGAAATAATGCCTGTAAAGGCCGCGAACGATCGCGTTCGCATCTTCAATGCGCGATTCCTGTACTTCTCAGACATGGTCGAGAAGAGCAAGGAGAGATATCAGGAATTCACGGAGAATCCCGCCCAGAATGATCTTGCCGCCAAGGCGATACACGCCTTGGACAAGATAAGCTGAGAGATCCCGTTTTTGGACATGTTCCTTGAGAGGAAGCGAGAAAGATGATGAGCGCCCGACTGCTGATAAGCTCTTCGTTGAGCTACGGGCAGATGCGTATGGCGTTGTACGGATTCGCGCCCGGTCTGACCGTGGCCAGCGCCCTCCTGCCCCGCAGGCTGGACGGGCTCTATCGCAGGGAGCGGACACGATCCTGATCGACCGGCGCATCACCTACACGCGCAAACGCTGCACGCTGGTGCACGAGCTCGTCCACTGGGCGCATGACGACGACACGTCGAAAGGGTGCGAGGGCAGTCGGATCGAACGGCGTTGCCGGCGGCGGACCGCCCTGCTGCTCATCGACCCGGCAGAGTACGCGCTGGCGGAACGCATGTACGGCGGCAACCCCACCAAATGGCCAGCGAGCTCAACGTCACCGTCCAAGTCATCGAAGACTACAGACAAATCCTCAGCGAGATAATCCACTAAGAAAGAAGAAAACCATGAAAAAGACAATCGCACTGCTGGCAGCGGCACTGTTGCTCGCCGGACTGACCGCCTGCGGGGAAAACACCACATCCGACGCGCCGGCCAAAACGGACGGCACGTCAAAGACCGAGACCAAGAAGGAGGAGCCCAAGCCCCAGCCGGCCGACCTGACCGGCACGTGGAAGCAAACCAACTCCAACGACCCGAACTCGTACATGGAGGCCACCATCAGCGGCGACACCATCGAGGTCAACTGGATTGGCACCGACGCCAAGAGCCTCTACTGGAAGGGCACCTATCAGGCCCCGACCGAGGCCGGCGACTGGAAGTGGACCAGCCAGGGCGAGACCATGGCTCAATCCCTGCTCGCCTCGCAGGACGCCACCAAGGACTTCACCTACAGCGAGGCCGACGGCGTGAGCTGGGAGACCACCGCGCTCGGCACCACCATCACCGTCAAAACCACCAAACAATAAAAAATGCCCTGTCGGCGTTGCAGCGTCAACAGGGCGGTTGAAACATCGACCAGCTTGCTTATTGGAAAGGAGGACGCTTCACCCCTTATCCTACACGGGGCGAAGCATACCCGAAATGCTATTTGCGTTTACGTTTTACGGCGTCAATAAGCTGAGGACCAGCGGAAAAGACGCCAACTATGCTTCCAATGAACGTACCGACATTGTTTCCAAAGGCCGCGCAAACTATAGCGGCTCCAAAGGCCATCCAAGGCAGGAACGAAAAGGCAACGGAAGTAATGAGCATACTGAGGTTTTCGGCCTTATGGTCAGCGGCCTCCATTGCTGTTGCTGCTTTTCTGTCCGATATCTCGACGTCCAACGATTTTTCGGCCATGGCCAGTATGCGATCAGCGGCACCGGGAAGTACCCTCTCATAACCTGCGTATTCTTCGACGGAAGGCAGTGGGCCAGAGCGTGCCGCAATCGCTATCGCGTTGAGGTCGATTCCTTGTCCATCGCTCTGCGCAGGCTGTCGCCCACCATTTCCCAGGCTTTCGTCTGGAGCTGTACTGCTGTCGCCGGCGTGAACGACCTCCGCTCCACCTTGCGAGTCACTACTATTTGCGCGCCCCTCGTCATGCCCTTCAGGATTGGATTGTTGCTCATTATCCATCGACCATACCTTTCCTTTAATTCGCATACTATCCGACCAACCCTGAGATTCCAAGTGGACAGCATGGAGGTGGACTGATGGCGAACGTCACCAGATACAAAACCTCAAAGGGCGAAAACCGCTACCGCGTCCGCTACCGGAAACCCGACGGCACGCAAACCGACAAGAGGGGTTTCCGCCGCAAGATCGACGCGGAGAACTGGGCGGCCGAACACGTCACCATAGCCAAGGCCACCAACAGCTATGTTGACCCGGAGGACGGCAAACGACGCGTTGGAGACCTCTACGAGCAATGGCTGAAGGAGAAATGGCCCTTTTGGAAGGAAACCACGCGGGTCAACGCCACCGACTCATGGCGGCTCTACTGCGAGGAGCGTTGGGCCGACCGTCGAATCGGCACCATCACCCACGCCGAGGTCCAGGCGTGGATCAGCGACATCATCGAGAACTCGGGTGCTCCATCCGTGAGACGCCCGTACCAGACCATGCTCGGCATCTGCCGCATGGCCGTCCGGGACAAGCTCATACTCGACAACCCCTGTGAAAACGTCGAACTCCCCAAACTGCCGAGGCGCAAGAGCCGTCGCGTGTACCTGACCATACCCCGGCTGCTCGCATTCGCCGACGAATGCGCCAGAGGAAAGCATCTGGGAGCGGAGCGGCAGGCGCTCGTGCTGACGTTGGGCTTCTGCGGATTGCGCTGGGGCGAGGCGGCGGCGTTGAAGGCCCGTGACCTGGACTTCGATCGGGGAGTGCTGCATGTGGGCGGCAACCTCGTGTACGTCGGGGCAAGATGGGTCGAGGGCACTCCGAAGAACAGCGAGGAACGCGACGTGCCCATGCCTCTCATCGTCATGGAAGCGCTGAAACCGATATGCGGGGAACGCGAACCGGACGAAAGGGTGTTCCGTGATCTGCGGGGCGGCCCGATCATGAAGCAGAGCACGGCGAAGACGACCGGCTGGTGGTATCACGCGCTGGTGCGACTGGGCTGGCCGAAGGAGGAATGGCCCACGCCTCATGACCTGCGTCACACCGCCGCCTCGCTGGCCGTGCACGCGGGCGCGAACGTCAAGGCGCTGCAGCGGATGCTCGGACATAAGAACGCGAGCATGACCTTGGATGTGTACGCGGATCTGTTCGACAGCGACCTCATGGACGTGGCCCGTCTGCTCGACGCCGCTGTACAGGTGGAGACTGGCGTGGAAGAATGTGGGCAAAATGTGGGCAAAAACATTTTGGAGCCCGTATGAAACCCTCAGAAACGTTGGAATCACGCCATTCCCATGAATGGTGCTTCTTCAGCAAGTTGAAGGACGCACTGAGCTGAGAGTGGATGCGTTCTTGGCTCCCCTCAGAGAGGGGAGCCAAGTCTGTCACTTCAGCAGGGAACGGCACATGGAGCGGTATTCGTTGACGTAGCCGCCGCCGAAGAAGACGCAATGGCCGGCGATGGGGT